GAAGGTACATTAACTGCTGATGGACATGTAGAATTTAATACAACACTTAATGTTGATGGTGCTACTACATTACAAGATAATGTAACTATTAATGCTGATAATAAGGCGTTTAAGATACAGAACAATAGTAATGTAGATAAGTTTGTTGTTGATACTGATAATGGTAATACAGAAACACAAGGTACATTAACTGTACAGGGTCAAACAAATATTATTGATTCACTTGTAATTAATGCTGCTAACGAAAGTTTTGATGTTCAAAATGGATCTGCTGTATCTAAGTTTAGTATCGATACAGACAATGGTAATACAAATATAATTGGTACATTAACCGTTGGTGATGCCACACAGATTAATGATACATTCGGAACATCTGGTGTTAATACATTCACTAACAACACAGAGCAAACTCTAACAGGGTCATATGCTGCTGATGGTTCTGCAAGATTTACTGGTGGTGCTGGTATTGCAAGAAATCTAGCAGTTGGTGGTGCAGCTAGAGTTTACGGAAACACAGAATTAACTGGTACTTTAGATCTTAATAACGATGCTGATATTTCAGGTAATTTAGTTGTAAGTAATACACAAGATGCATCATCTCTTGCAGATAGTTCAGTTGCTCTTCAAGTTTCTGGTGGTGCAACGATTGATAAGAACACATACGTTGGTGGAAACTTTGTAGTATATGATGCTGGTAATGCACGTTCTGCCTTTACTGTTACTAACAGTTCGGGTGATGGTGAATTCCATAATGACCTTACAGTTGGAGGTAACTTAATAGTCAATGGATCAACAACTACTGTTAATAGTACGGTCACAACTCTCGATGACCCTATTATTACTTTGGGTGGTGACACAGCACCAGCGTCTAACGATGCTAAGGATCGTGGTGTTGAGTTCCGTTATTACGACGGCTCTGCTAAAATTGGGTTCTTTGGATACGACAGATCAGCAAACCAATTCTCATTCGTAACAGATGCAACTAATACCTCAGAAGTATTAGCTGGAACAGATGGTGCTCTTCGTGCTGGTACTTTAAATCTTACTGCTGCTGGTACTGCACTTGACGTTGATAATAATGTAAATGTAGATGGTACTATAACAGTTGATGGTCAGTTTATATCAAATCTAAGCACTGGTACTGCTCCACTCTCTATTGCTTCTACCACTAAAGTTAACAACTTAAACGTTGATTATCTTGATAATATGACAACTGCAAGTGCTAATACAGCATCTACAGTTGTTAATCGTGATGCTTCTGGAGACTTTGCTGCTAATCAAATCACTGCTGCTAGTGCTGCTGGTGCAGGTGCTGGATTCTTAGGTAACGCATCTACTGCTGATACTTGGAAGACTGCTAGAGTATTAACAATTGATGGTGTTGTAAATGGTAATGTATCCATTGATGGTAGTGCTGCTGTTACTCTTACAACTACTTACGATGATGCTGATATAACTGCACTTGCTGCACAGTCTGGTACTGGGTACATGGTCAGGACTGCAGCAAATACTTATGCTCATAGAACATTCTCTGTTACAGCATCCTCTGGTATTACACTTACTAATCCTGATGGTATATCAGGTAACACAACAATTAACGTTGCTTCTGCAAGTAGTAACGCATCAAACAACTTAGTCATACGTGACGGATCTGGTGACTTTGCTGCTAATGAGATTACTTCAGATTTAGTTGGTAATCTTACAGGTGCTACTTCTACTGCTAAAGATCTTAATCCTGCTGCAGATAGCACATACGATCTTGGTACATCTTCTGTTAGATGGCAAGGAATCTTTGCAGACGCTGCAAATATAACTGCTATTACTGGTGCTTTAACTGGTAATGTAACTGGTCAAGTATCTGATATTAGCAATCATAATACTGGTGCTTTAACAGAAGGATCAAATCTATACTACACAGATGAAAGAGTTGATGATAGAGTTAATGCTCTTATAGTCGCTGGTACAGGTATCACTAAGGTTTATGATGATACTGCTGGAACGTATACTCTTACAGTTACACAGGTAGATGTTAATACCGATAATGTAACAGAAGGTTCTACTAACCTCTTTACTACTGCTGCAAGAACCAGAACACACTTCACATATGGTACTGGTATCACACATGATGGTTCAGGTGCTCTTTCTGTAACACAGGCAGATATCAACACAGATAATGTAACAGAAGGTTCTACAAACCTATTCACTACTGCTGCTCGTACAAGGACTCACTTTACATATGGCACAGGTATCACACATAATAGTGGTACTCTTAGTGTTACTCAGGGAGACATCAATACTGATAACGTAACTGAAGGATCCACTAACGTATTCTTTACTAACGCTAGAGCAGACGCAAGAATTGCTGCTGCTGATACTGATGACTTATCTGAAGGTTCAACAAATCTTTACTATACAGACGCAAGAGCAAATGTAAGAGTTGCAGCTGCTACTGGAGCAAACTTAGATTTATCAAGTAAATCTACAACTAATCTTTCTGAAGGAACTAATCAATATTATACAGAAGCAAGGGTACAAGCAAAACTTGATAATGCCTTTGAGCAATTGAGTGCAATGCTTAGTAATCTTTCAACTTCAACTACTCTAGTACTGAATTTATCTGGAGATCCTACACCAGGAACTGTTGTAAGTCTTGGATCCATTTCTAACAATGGTGTTGGTGGATTTAGTAATGCAACTGGAGTTGCTACGAGTGGAGGTACTGGTTCTGGGTTAACTGTTGATACCACTATAACTGGTGATGTTATAACAGGTATTGCATTAAATGCTGCTGGCTCTGGATATGAAATTGGTGATACATTAACTATTACTAACCCTAATCTTGGTGGTGTTGATGCTCTTAACTTAGGTACATTATCAGGTGGTACTGGATATAGTAATGCAACTGGTGTTGCAGTGACAGGTGGTGGTGGATCTTCATGTACTGTTGATATCACAACCTCTGGTGGTGCAATCACTAACGTCACTATCAATGATGCTGGTACTGGATTTAGTTCTGGAGATACTTTAGTAATCGCTAATGCTAATGCTTCAGGTATTAAGACTACAGGAAACGTTGGTGCTGCTGATGCAGCAAGGACTCCTGGTACATATAGTATTGGTGCTTCTGATTATGGTACAGGAGGATCTGGTAGTGGAGCAACATTCACTGTTGTGATTGCAGTTGGTGGTGGGGCAACTATTGTTACTACTGATGACGGTACAGGATTCGTTGTTGATGAAACAATAACTATTGCTGATGCTCAATTAGGTGGTGGTGGTGCTGCTGATCTTACTTTTGATGCTACAGCAATTCATGGTAACGGTGCATCTGTTGATGTTTCAACCGTGTTCGTTAATGCAACCTTCGCACTTGCTGACATCACAACGATGGAAGTTGGTGCAACCGTTACAGGTGGTACTTCAGGTTCAACAGGAGTTATCACTGCTCTAGGTGCTACTTCAGTCACCGTTGATAATGTTAATGGGTTCTTCAAGAAAGGAGAAACCGTTGGTGCTAATGATGTTACTAACTTGACTATCCAATCATTCGCTTAAGATAAATGTCAGCTACAAGACCAGCAACTAAAACTGAGATAAGAGATTATGCTCTGCGTAGGTTAGGATATCCTACGATAGACATTAACGTTGCTACTGAGCAACTAGATGATCTAATTGAAGAAGCAATTGATTACTATCAGGAATATCATTACAATGGAAGTTATAAAACTTTCATGAGAGTTGAAGTTACACAGGCTATGTTGGATCAGGCAGAAGGATTCTCACAAGAAGGTTCTACTGATTGGTATGGTGCAGATAATTATATTGATACACCTCCAGGAATGCTAGGTATCAATCATGTGTATACTAATATTGGTATGTCGAAAATGTCTGGTGGTAATATATTCAATATTAAATACCAACTCTTCTTGAATGATATGTACAATATGACACATGGTCGTATTCTACATTACTTTATGACTTCTCAATATCTTGAGACTTTAGATTGGGTAACCAACTCTCAAGCAAATCGTAGAATTAAATGGAACGAGCATCAAGGTAGACTTTATATGGACTTCGATTGGAAAGATATAGAAGTGGGTGATTATATTATGGTTGATTGTAATATGCGTCAAGACCCAGAAACTTATACTTCAATGTATAATGATAACTGGTTGAAGGATTATGTGGAAGCATTATTCCAACAACAATGGGGTCGTAACTTAAGTAAGTATGATGGCATTCAAATGTTGGGTGGTGTAACACTCAATGGTCGTCAGATCTTAGAAGATGCATCCACATTTAAACAGGATCTTGAAAAAGAAATTCGTGATCGTTATGAATTACCACCTATGGATTTAGTCGGTTGATATGGCATATTCTAATACACCAGCACAGGATTACGTTCAGTCGGACTATAGTAATTCTGCTAGATTAAACATTAATGGTTCTGCTCAAGAGCAGAAGTTCATGGAAAACTTAGTTGTAGAGAGCATTGAAATTTACGGTCAAGATATTTACTACGTGCCGAGAACTATTGTCAACCGTGATAGTGTCTTCGGAGAGGACTCTGATGGCAAATTTGAAAGTGCCAAAGCGATTCGTGCCTATGTCAATAATGTTGAAGGATGGGAAGGACAAGGCGAGCTTCTTACGAAGTTTGGAATTCGCATCGAGGACAAGACAACGTTTATATTCTCCCGTGAAAAATTTAAAGAAAAGGTTGATGACTCGACTGTACTCAATGTCGAAGGAAG